AAATTTATGTACAAATTGTAAATTCTTCTCTTTAATAACGGTTTCAGGTGAAACAAATGAAAGGCATGTATAGCTCTGGCCTCCGATTGGAGTGTCAACTTCTAAAAAATCTGTAGTTTCCATATTATATGATATTTCAATATATACAATTAAACTTTAAGTTTTTTTTAATAATAAAGTTATTATCTGCCAATTTTTTTTTCTTATTATATTATATAAATTATGGAAACTGTTAATAGAGAGATAAGTAAACTTACAAACGCGATTGATCTTGGTGAAGTTTTAAAGAGAGCATGCAAGTATTTAGTAGAAGGTTTAGCTGTTGGTGTAGCGGCGTATTTCATCCCGTCCAAAAAAATGAACATTGAAGAGGTTTTAATGATTGCCGTTACCGCGGCCGCAGTATTCGCATTATTAGACATGTACTCCCCAAGTATCGGGGCATCCATGAGACAAGGTGCCGGCTTTGGTTTAGGTGCGAATCTTGTCGGTTTCCCTAAATTAGTATAAACTTTTAAATTATTAAAATAAATATTATTAGCATTTAATAATAGTTTATTAGACGGTTGGGATATATTCCCAATTTAAATCTACGCATATTTTTTTCCAAACCTCGTCGTGCTCATGTAGTTTCTCACGAGATTTTAACAATCTGCAATATGGGAGATATTCATCTTCTTCAAGTAATTGAAAAAATTTAAAAAATATATAGGGGTATGAAAAGAAATTGGCTCTTTTATTCGGACAATATTTTAACCAAGGTCCCTGAACCTGCTTAAACATATTTCTTAATTTGTCTTCCAAAGCATTGTTTAGTATGGGGGCGGGTTTCCCTGATAATCTATTCGTGATATAATGACAATGTTCGTAATATTTAGTTAATTCCAATTTTTTTAATATCTCCCTAACCTTATTCGCTGTTATATTTTTTATATTTATATAGCGCTCTTTTTTTAATTCATTAAGAATTTTATTATATATTTCGTTATGTATATCTGTTGATTCTTTGGCTTGAAATTGTGATAAAAATTCATTCGCATGGTTAATTTTTTTATATGCAAAATATGTAACTTCATGCGGGGGTTCTTTATAAGACGGTGTATTTGTATCAAGTAATATTGTCTCAGTGCAACCACATTTAGGACATATTAAAACACCTTTTTTGGATTTTACAATCCGTCGTTCATTACAGGTTTTACATAAATCAAATCCCTTTTCGTCGCAATTATGTGTCTCTGGTACAAAGTCGCTATTAGTTAATTTAATAAATTTATTCATAATTTTTTTTTTTCGCGAAGGGGAAGTTATAGAAATTGTCTTATTTGTAGAAGAGAAAAAGTCTATAACAGTTTTATTTTCACTCCCGGAATAGGGTATTGTGTTATATTCATATAGTAAGACGCTAGAATCCAGAAGGTAGTTATAGTATTCTTCGTTATTTTCAATTAACTCAATTTTTTTTTTTAAATCATTTATTTTCAGAATTATATTCAGTTTATTTTCAAGTTCCTCTCCGGTGAGCATATTTGTTTTTATTAATTTTAAATTTTTTAATTTTTTAATTAAGATTTTACATTCATTTTTTAAGGTCGGTAACATTTTAAATTTTTTATTAAAATTACCTAACTTACTCTTATGTTTTTGATCAAGTGTAGTTTTTATGGGTTCTAATTTGGTTTTTTTTTTTTTAACTTTCTTGAAAGTGTCCATTGGATAATATTAATATTTAAGAAAAAACCTTTATTTCGTTTTAAATTATCAATTCGATTATAATATATATATAATGGATGATATTACAATGGCTGACATTGCAATGGATGATATAGAACCATACTCATCTGAATTATTTAAAATGATGTTTATTTATAATACTTTACTCAATGGGTGGTCTGTAAAAATGATTTCGGCGGATAAATTTGAATTTAATAATAATGACAGAAAAGTTAAAAAAAACTTTTATGCAGACGGGTTCATATCAGGATTTATTGAAAAGAATATGAATAAGAAAAAATCTAAAGAATAATTATCTTCTATTATTATATATAATTAATTATGGCGGGTGGTTTAATGCAATTAGTAGCCTACGGGGCACAAGATGTTTATTTAACAGGTAATCCACAGATAACTTTCTTTAAAGTGGTTTATAGGAGGCATACAAATTTCGCTATAGAAAGTATTGAGCAAACTTTTAATGGCACACCTGATTTCGGGAAAAAGGTTCACTGCACTATTTCCAGAAATGGCGACTTAGTCAGTAATATGACACTCAAACTTGATATTGATGTAACTGCGCATGGATTGGGCGCCGTCACACATGGCGCATGGTCAGCGTTTTTAGGACATCGTATACTAAATTACGTTGATATTGAAATCGGTGGGACTAGAATTGATAGACAGTATGGCGAATGGATGCACTTATGGAATCAATTAACTTTACCAACAGGTAAAGAGGCTGGATACAATAGAATGATTGGTCATAAATTAGGGTTAGTTGGAGAACAGGGCAGCGGTGCAGGAGTTATCAATGCTGTGCTCGCCGAGAAGCTCAATAAATCCTTCTCTCTAAATATCCCATTACAGTTTTGGTTTTGTCGCAATCCCGGTCTCGCGTTACCGCTTATCGCCCTGCAATATCACGAAGTTAGAGTAACGGTTGATTTCAGAGCAGTGAAAGAATGTTTTACTAGTTTCAGCGCCGCAACATTAAGTTCGGCGACGGCGATACAACATGCACCCACAACAGGGAGCATTACCGAAGCTAAATTATTTGTAGATTACATATATTTAGATACCGACGAACGAAGACGTTTTGCCCAATTAACGCACGAATATCTGATTGAGCAAGTTCAGTATACTGGGGCTGAAACTATTACAACCGATTCAAATAAAATAAAATTAAACTTTAATCACCCCATTAAAGAACTTGTGTGGGTAGTCCAAAAACAGACCAACATAGAAAAATGTGAATACTTTAATTATACCAAGACCCCAAGTTATAATCCGCTAAATCCAGGCGGCGAACAATCCGCGGCAATGGACGACATTACTGCGGGCGCGGGGACCGGAGGTATTAATATGTGCAAAACCGCTAAATTACAACTTAATGGCGGGGATAGATTTAGTGAACGAACGGGCGATTATTTTAATATGGTTCAACCGTATTACCATCACACCCGAATTCCATACACTGGGATTAACAGTTATTCCTTCGCATTGCGCCCAGAAGAACACCAACCTTCGGGAACATGCAATTTTTCAAGACTTGACAGTGCGGTTTTAATGCTTGGGACTGACGGTGTGAACGCGACTGCTTCCACCGAGAATGCCGAAGTGAGAGTTTACGCTCTTAACTACAATGTTTTACGGGTAATGTCGGGAATGGGTGGTTTGGCATACTCTAACTAAATTTCAATAACTATAGAAATATTATCATTTAATATTTGTTTAGCTTTCTCGTACAGTTTATAGACGCACATACTCCCGTACGCCCCTTTTAATTTTATAATCCGCTCTTTGATAAATTTATTAAGTCTAAGATAGGTAAGACATTTTTCAAAACGTTTCATATTATGACGGCACTGTTTCTTAAAGGTATTTGCGATATTTGTCTTATATGCACTCGCTTGAAGTGTATGTATTATATAGACTATATCAAAACAAATATCGCTTACATTTATGGTTTTAAGAACAATGGGTAGTTTTCTACAATTATCACATGAATTCTTACAAGGTTTTAAATTTTTTTCTCCTAAATAATTAGATATTTGTTGATGACGGCATGTATCCGTGTCAATACATAATCTCTCAAATATATCTAATAATTTAATCGTCCTTTTCAAATTTTTCTTATGATCTTTCACTTCTTGTTTATTTGTTTTATATTGCAATGTTTGAGTAAAAGAATACTTAATTAATTTTTTACCCGCTAACCGATCTGCGTCCGAGTAATACAATATACATTTACTTGGTAAGTTATCTCTTCCTGCGCGCCCAATTTCTTGGTAATAACTTTCAATTGAAAAGGGCGTGTCATTATGTATAACAAATCTTACATCGGATTTATCGATACCCATTCCAAAGGCAATTGTTGCGATAATTATACCGACTTCGTTACTTTTCCAAGAAGTTTCTGTTTCAGTTCGGATTTTTTTAGAAAATCCAGCATGATATGCTAGAGTATTAAGTCCATTTTCATTTAAATATTCCGATAACTTTTCACATTTTTTTCTGGTTTGGCAATAAATAATCCCCGATTTATTACGAAAGTCCTCTTTTAAAATTAAATTCAATACATTTCTATTGTGTACTTTAATAGGTGAACTTTTATATCTTATAGAGATATCCAAATTCTT